ATGGCGAAGAATGCAGCAGCAACCAAACGCAATAACCGTAAAATTCACGCTCGTAAGTTTCTGGCAACGCCGGAGGGTCAAGCCTGGCTCGAACGTAAAAAGACAGAGGAGGCGGAGTTGAAAATGGTCGCAGAGGCCAGAAAATTTATCTGATAGCAGCCCACCACAAAGGGGCTGATGAGAACTCAGATGATTCGCCTTCGGTGCTTTTATTCGCACACTCAACACGACGTACGGGCGATTTATTGTTTAAATCTAGTCTATACAATCAATTGGCATCGCCAACGGCATTGGATCTGGCCTGCTGGTTCCGATGAAAGGATTAAATTGTTAAGATGCAGGACATAAGCCATAGGGCGGAGAAAAGAATGAAATCTGTAGAGCTATTTGCCGGAGCTGGCGGCTTGGCTATGGGCTGTGAGATCGCTGGTTTTGAGCATCTTGCCGTTGTTGAGTGGGACAAATGGGCCTGTGATACCGTCCGAGAAAACCAAAAGCATGGGTTTCCGTTGTTGTGCAACTGGGATCTCTTTGAAGGCGATGTAAGGGCGTTTGACTGGTCGCAGATTCCAAAAGATATTGATCTTCTTGCCGGGGGGCCTCCTTGTCAGCCATTCTCAATTGGTGGTAAACACAAAGCTAACTCTGACTCGCGAGATATGTTTCCTGCGACAGCAGAAGCCATCAGACAAATTCGCCCTAAGTCCTTCATCGTCGAGAATGTGAAGGGGTTGACGCGCGCAACCTTTGCGAGCTACTTCCAGTACATCCAGTTGCAGCTTGAATTTCCTCAGGTCGCGCCGAGAAATGGCGAGGATTGGAGCGAGCACCTGAAACGCTTGCAGGAAGAGAAAACCAGTGGGAAAAGCAAAGGAAAGGGGCTGACGTACAACGTGCTGGCAACGTTGGTCAATGCCGCAGACTACGGCATTCCACAAAAGCGCGAGCGTGTCTTTATTGTTGGTTTCCGTGATGACCTTGAGATTGAATGGTCGTTCCCTAAGCCAACCCATAGCTATGATGCCCTTGTTTATGACCAGTGGGTTACTGGTGACTACTGGAAGCGACATGGTTTAGAAATGCCCGATCTTCCGGATCAGTTAGTTAGCCGTGTCACAAAACTGCGTAAAAATCCCCCGGATACACTCCCGTGGAAAACAGTTCGGGATGCTATTGCGGATTTGCCAGATCCTGAAACAAAGGCGGCTAAGAAGATCCGGAATCATACGTTCCAGGCGGGGGCGCGAACTTATCCCGGTCATACGGGAAGCCCGTTAGATCTGCCAGCTAAGACACTCAAAGCTGGTGCTCATGGTGTTCCTGGGGGCGAGAACATGCTCGTTCGTGATGATGGTTCCGTACGTTATTTTACTGTGCGAGAAAGTGCACGAATTCAAACGTTTCCCGATAGTTATCGTTTTCACGGGAGCTGGACTGAAACCATGAGGCAGTTGGGTAACGCTGTGCCGGTTCACTTGGCGTATTGCGTTGCAAGTAGTGTTGCTGAAAAACTGTTGATCTCCGAGATTGGTAACATCCTGAGAAGGGGTGGAAATAATAAAAGGGTTTCTGCATGACAGGTAAAGTCATTCCGTTTAATCCACTTGATAAGCAAAACTTAGGAGCCAGCGTTGCAGAAGCCTTGTTGAGCAAGGAAGCACATCCACTTGATGAGTTAACTTCGTTCTCTGGCGCCGGGATTTATGCCATTTATTACACTGGCGATCACCCTGCATATGAGCAGTTAGCAGGCATGAACCGTGATGGTAAATTTCAGCTACCAATTTACGTCGGAAAAGCTGTTCCCGCAGGTGCCAGAATGGGGCTGACCAATCCGGAAAAGGTTGGCAACGTTCTTTTTAGGCGCTTAAAGGAACATGCTGAGAGTATAAGATCAGCGCAAAACCTTGATATTAAAGATTTTTATTGTCGCTTTCTCGTTGTGGATGATATCTGGATTCCTTTGGGCGAGTCTTTGGTCATCTCTCGCTTTAAACCCATTTGGAATTCTTCTATTGACGGTTTTGGTAACCATGATCCTGGTAAACATCGCTACACTGGTTTGCGTCCTCGCTGGGATTTTATGCATCCGGGTAGAGGATGGGCGCAAAATCTGCGTGAGCGTGACGAGACAGTTGATGAATTGATTAGGGATTCGCGGCAATACTTGCAGAACTTGCCGCTCAGTTTAGCCCAGAAATTCATCGAGGCTGAGGGCGATTAAGCGAAAGATCACCGGGGGCTATTTTGCCCCCTTTTTATTATGTCGAGATTTTCAATGCTTCCAGCCACGCCAGCAACTGGCGCAACTGCTGCCCGGTCATCGCCGGGATTTTAACCGCCTGACCGGCTTCGACGTTGCGAAGCGCGAGCGCTAACGCCATAATGTTGCTGTTCTTCATTCCTGACTCTCCGTCGGTTTTGTTGAACATGGCGCGGGCTGTCTACCGCCAAGCACTCAGCCTGCGCCGCCTTATCTACTGCCTGCCTTAGGTTCTTCGGTAGCAGATGCCGCTGTATAACCGTCCCGGCAAACGTCACCGTCTTCGTGTAGACCTGAACCACGGCACCACACCAGATAAAGCTGGCGAGCGGCGCTTCCTTCTTCTTCCTCATCAAAATTTATCTCCAAACAAGGCGACGACTGACGCCGCCGTGACCCCAATAACGATGGCGATACGCCACCATAAACCTGACCAGTCTGTTTTCTGCTGTGGTGCTGTCAGGTGACTTCTGAACCGCTCCCGATCTTCGTTCAATTGCATACCTCATAGTATTTGTTCTCAGTCTGAGTCCTCCGTGTCGAAGGTCTTCACGGACGGACAATGCTTGCTCCGCGTTACAAAGTTGAAGCTGTAAATGGAATTTTCATACCGGCAAAGTGTTTTGCCGTTTGCTGTCTCCTCTTGTTCAGTGAGTTGCATCGTGATACGGCCTGCATATGCCGCTAATGGCTGGCAGGCCAGTAGGGCCATTACTGTTAAAACCGTTGCTGATGGTGCTTTTGCTGTACATTTTTTCATCGTTACCATTCCTCCCCGAGAGAAAATTCTTCTGATAGTGTGTCCGCTGTCTCCTGCGTGAACCCGATGTAAAATAGTGTGCTGGCTGGGTTAGCCTGGCCCAACAATTTTGTGATGTGCTCCAGTGGAGCGCCGTTCTCAAACAAGATGCGGCCCTTGCTCTTGCGTGGCGTATGGCTTCCCACATCCAGGAAGCCCGCACGGCGCCCGCACTTCCCGTACTCAGTCAGAACCGCGTTATGGCTAACTGGCTGGCCCTTCGATCTCAGATCAGAAAGGCTGAATATGTAGTCACCGAATTTTGGGCGGTCTGCTGCTTCTTCCCGGCGAGCTTGGACTATGGAGCGCATAGCCGGGGTAATGGCGACCTTATGAATTTTCCCCGTCTTCTCCTGCTTTATAGAAAGATGCGTCTTACCCTCCGCGAACTGATCCCAGGTCAATTTGACGGCGTCACCGAACCGAAGAGCGCTTTCAAATTGCATCGCCCACAAACAGCGGAACAGGTTGGTTTTTGTATTCCGTGCCAGCTCCGCGCTGACGGCCTTCACTTCTTCGGCGGTCTTCAAAGCGATCATTGCATTACCCATAATTTTCTCCCTACAGCCGTGCGGCTTTTTTATCTTTCAGTTGATATATTTTTGATCAAAAACAGTGTGTTGGAAAGTGATTTAGTTTAATTGAAGCACAAAAGGATCAAGAAATGAGTAAGTATTTTTGTTCCTGAACGGGCTTTAGGGCGCAGCCAAGTGAAGAGGAGCCGTGATCAGTGGATTGCTCCTGGTAAAGGATTAATCTATCGTGACGGGATGTAACGAATACTTGCAGCGGTTTGGATCACTTATGCTTAATACGCCAGAACTGATAGCCCCAATCATTGGATTTTGCTCTTTCAGTTGCGGGGTTACCTCTTATCTCGCATGTAAAGGACAAGGATTAAGTAAACTTGGCTGGGTACTTGTTATATGCAATGTTGCGGCATTCCTATACTTGAATAACCTTCTTTTCATCGATCTGATTCAAAGGGTTGCAGATACCGAAGATGGTTATGTGAATATTTTTGATGATGAATTCGTCTCGGATGTTTCTCGAAATACGATACAGGTAATCATCACTTACGTGGCGGCGGCTGCAATTGGTGGTTATCAGGGAGCAAAAAGAAAATTCAAAATAAATAGGTAACTTGATGGTGGTTAAACGTTTCCCCGCTGGAAAGGGTCTAAAGTGACTGCCCTCCTTTTATGTCCTGCCCAGAAAAATATCCTGCCTTCACACTCAGAGATCTGCCTGACGTACACTCACACCCCACGAATAAAGTCAACAGAAATTTCAAAATATCTTACTGGTCAGGTTATCGAGTCCCGCCCGAGTCCCGAGCACCAGATCAGAGAAGTGAATAAACCTTGCCTGATCCTGCATAAACGATGCATATAAAGGCTGTCTGATGATGTGAGCAGGCTCATCTACGTATTATCAACCACTTGGAGAGTGGAGACTGTTAGTCTTCACTTTCACGACTTCGCTTTTCCCTCTGCCCTACGGGCCAGGTTTCCCCACCAACAAGAGGCCAGGCGCTGGCGATATGGCCCGACCTCCGGCCCTTGTCGTTGTCTTATCCCACAACAGTTCCGGCCTCAACCCTTCCACCATCCGGCAACCCTTACCACGCTTCACCAGAAACCCTTAGCGGCGTTTGCCGTCACGATCTGAATCACGATAACCGCAATCACAGCGCCCTCCAGAGCGCGTCCCGTGAGCCTGAAAATCGGGCTGAAAAGCGAGGCGATTCTCATCGTTTCTGGTTTTTTGGCGAAGAATTATTTTTTGCAGAGAATGGGGCGTAGTGGGTGAATCTGGTTTAGCCAAGCAATGAACAGGCAAGCCACGATATTGGCAGACAGAATTGACGAACCCGTGCCAGCCGTGGCGCTCAGGTTATACCGTTGTATAATCCCCACCATAGCGAAGGTCGATACTTGACCTCATCCGCACGCGGATAGCCACCTGAACGGGGCGAAATAGGGCAGGTTACGGCGAATTTAGTTCTACTTGATCATTATTAACAGGCTATTTAATGGCATTTGTTTTGAGAAAAGATCGCCGGGTGGCGTGGGTATATGGCAGGCGTAACCTAGGTGATTTTCACCGGAGTTCATCGTTGACCACTGAGGAAAGTTCAGTGGTAAATCCATATTAACCACTGAGGAAAGTTCAGCGGTGACCACTGAGGAAAGTTCAGTATACTAAGATCATTAACTAGATCAATAAAACCTTTGACTAGATCAGTAAAACCCTATGCGGTCTTCCCTGGCCGTGAAGACCTTACGCAAGGTCAACATCCACACCTTTTTAGATCGCCATCACAATGGCTATCTGTTTGTTGGTCTCTGTTCAGTCGCCATGCTCCGCGCTACGCGCTGATCCTCCTCCTTCCGTGGCTCACCACTCGTTCACCGATAACGGTAAACGGTTCGCCTCTTTAGGAGGGTGCTACGCATCCGAACTTTTTTGTGGGAAGCGATACGACAGTATCGCAATTTGTGGAACTGTGCGATGCACAGGCCGAGAGTGTAACTCGCAGGCGAACGATGGGCGCGAGGGTGGCGGGGGGACAAGCAAAGATATAACAAGCAAACTTCATGCCAACCCTAGACAGGCTTCACAGGAAGCCCGTGGGGCGATTTAAACGCTATTGGTAATACGATGGTAGCGGGTATGGGGCAGAGGCCCGCAGAATCGCTTATAGCGCGTTTAAAAGACCTTGACATTGAATCCTAAATCATGCCATAGTAAGATTAGGAAAGTAATGTTATCTTGACAAATTATTGCATTGCTGATAACATAGCTTTCAACAATCAAGGTCATCACCGCCCGGTGAGAGTCCTGACTAAATGGGTACAGAATGACCCTCCGGTAATAATTTCAATCCTACGGAGGAACCCAATGAACAAACCTAAATCCCAACGCATCACCCCTGCCACCATGACAGGCGAGCAGATTGCAGACGCCATCATGTACGGTACGTACACCAAAACCGCGCTTTGGTCTTTCATCTCCAGAAATGGTGGAGCGGATGCGGCACATGCTAAGTACCCGCAACTGGCCGTTGCACTTCATATCCTGAAACAGGAAAAGAAGAAGGCAAAGAGCGCTCGTGCGGTCAAGGCGATCCTTAAACCGTTATCCCGCCAGTACGCTGACGGTCAGTCGCTGACTGAGATATTAGCCCCGGTGCTCCAGGGTTACCGCCGCCTGTACCGTGAGAAACTCAATCTGGACATGACGCCGGAGCAGGTGATTATGTTCCTGGTCGCCACTGATGGTGTGGAGAACCTGGAACAACACGGTTACAGCGTTGCGGGCGACTTCCTGACAGCTACGACAGCGTGATCCCATCCGGCGCAACGCCGGGCCAATCAAATTGCCTCAAACAGGGCAAACCAACCAAAAATCAAGGCCATGCAGGCCGATAGAGTCCTGATCGCACAACCGTGATCGCAGGAGCGAACCTGTATGCCTCAACGGAGGGGGAAAATTGAATGATTAATCTGCGATTTACACCTGAGCTGTTCGCCATCATCCGCACCAACGCTGCGGCTGAGGGGATCGGAGTCGGCCTGTACCTGGTTCGGCTAATTGAAAATACGTTAATTCCAAAAACTGGGAGAGAAAATGAGTGCAGCAGCAAAAACTAAAAATTACGACGTGGTTCCTACCAGCGTCCGCCGGATGACGAAGTTACATACCCCGGCAGGGGATATTAAATTCACGCCTCTGATGAAACTAATCTACTCGTACATATGGACATTCCAGGGGAATGAGAACAGGGGCAATGATGATCCGATTCATACCAATACTAACGTCATCGCCTGGGAAATGGGAATATCCGAAAGGGCGCTGATCGACGCGCTCAATGCGCTGGATGCTGCGAGAGTGGTGATAAAGGGAACTGTCAAGGTTCGCGGTAACGTCAACTCCAGCAATTACGTAGCGATCCCGCCCGCTTCCGTTGTTACATTGGGTGTCACTCCTCCCTCACCAGGCAAACGGAAGGTGATCAAAAAGGGCAAAAAAACCGATGAAAAGGCCGCAGAGGCTGCAACGCAGGCAGAACCGCAGGCAGAACAGGCACCATCAACTGCTACACCGTCCACTGATGCGCCCGCTAACCAGCCCGCTGATCAGCATCCTGACCTGGCCCCTGAGTCTTCCGAGGTTGTTGCTGAACAGCGCTATAGCGTGGCATGTAACGATGACCGTAGCAGCGATGATCACACCGCTGGTAATCATGCAATGAGCCAGGAAGCGCAGGACGATGAGCCAACGTTTCCACCCGAGAAACCAGAGCTACAGGAAACCGCAGGCCGGGTTATAGCCCCACTCGATGATCTTCGCTACTGGTCAGATATTGGTTACGAAGGCATGGACGACTACGGCGTAATGTGGGGTGTATCAGGCGATGACCTTGATAATCTGATTCGTGAACACCTCAAAATAAGAGAAGCGGAAGCAGAAAAAACTTTAAATCGCAGAGGGCACATTGATTGAGAAAGTCACGGCGCTGACCGCCACCCAGAACGAACCAGAAAAGATTGACCCAGAAGAACAACTCCCAGACCTACCCGGCCCAGAATTACCTGACCTCACCCGCCTATATAAACGTCGATGTCGTGATGGCAACGTTATGCAGAGATGCAAACACATGCTCATTGCGGGATATTCTCCAGGACGCGTGGCATTGCTGCTGCGTCTGCCGCTGGAAAAGGTTAAAGAACTCCACCAGGCGAGTTACAACCCGCGATGTAGGCGCTTTGCGAACCCGAACAACGGGAAATTAATAATAACGATGTGGCACGAGGGCTCAACGCTCGTGGACGTCTGCCAGACGCTGGGATTGCCGTTGTTCACTGTGGTGATGTCACTTCGTCAGAATGGCGTTACCAATGCCTCAATGGCTCCACGGATGCCAGAGTACGATGATCCGCTGTATGTTGAATATCGGCAGGTTGTGGCCCGAAAAGCTACGAGCAAATCGCGGCCTATTCAGATAAGTCCTGTTCGCCGCGTTAGTCCAGCGTCACGAGGTGACGTTAGCGAAGCTAACCCGCAAAGTGGGCTGCATAAGAAAAGCCAACAAACCACAACAGCGAGCCAGACCGCGACGGCCTGACCTTGAATCTCATAGACCTTTTACCATACCTGCCCGTTGCATGGCTGGCGTATCGCTGCGCCCGTGACGGGCTGGCCCTGTACAGGAACCACCACAATGAAAACAACATTGCAAAAAGTCAGAGACAGCATTGCCGCCGCGCTTCTGGGGAAAATTCCAGAGCAACTGGAGGAAGAACAGCGGCTGGACGCTGTAAAAAGTGCGATTGATGACTATCTGATCCGCCATCCAGACTGGAAACCAACAACAGCGCCCGCCGTTGCGCCAGTAACCAGCAAAAAACAAAAAGCCAAACGTATCATGAAGACGCTGGGCGCTGGGGCAGGTGTCTTTACTCCCCCTGTTGTGGACGAAGCGGCGTTAGCTCGTGCTCGCTCCAAATGCCGGGAGATAGTCGCCGCCAATCCGGCAGCATACTCATACATTATCGAATCGGCACCGATTAAAGGGGTGAATGATTGAAGGCAGAATTGCTGATACTGACTGAGTTACCGACTGATTTTACGTGAAATTTGTTGATAATGATTATCATTCGTGGTAAAATAATGACATAGGGTGATTAATGGATTCGAAAGAGTCTACTGCGAACTACAGCCAATTGAACGTAACTTAATCTCCTCTCAGGCGCTGGCTCCTTGATACCTTGCACGGGCCATCTTTGCTTTCCAGCGCCATCTCTTTGTCGAATGATTCTGCGCGTGATTAGCCTTGCGTTCAGGATTTGCCATAAGCCCCGATTCTCCTCGGGCCATCTTGCCATGATGAAAACTGGTACGAGCGCACGGCGAAGATTTCAGAGGTCTCCCGCTGTGCGCTCCCTCTTCCCTGTCAGAAAATAAAAACAATAACAAGTACCTGTCTATTGTCCTCCGGGGCGGTTCTCCTGCCGCCTTATTTTTTCTGAATGAAACCAAAAGAGATGCCGTCCAACCGGGCGGTATTTTTTCACCTGCACGTCGTCAATTTTGACGGCTGGCGTAGGAATCAGACACACAACACCGTCAAATCTGACAACCAATAATTATGGAGTAACAACATGTTAACTGACATTGAAGATCGCAGTTTCCGCGATGTGGTGATTTACCGTGATGATCCGGTATTCAGCCACTACACAAAATCTTTTGCCACGCTGGCGGTAGATACCGTGCCAGGCACACTACTAACCTCAGCAGGCGAAGCATACGCCAGCGGCAGCGATATCTTAATCGCACTGGATGCCCACAAGGCAGGCTCTAACGTTCCTGTGATTGTCGTAGATCGTGGTGTGGTCCTGAACCGCGCCGGGCTGATTGGCACCAATACAACCGCCGTTGCAAATGCTATCGCAGCAATCCAGGCCGCTGGCCTGAACCGTGTTTCAGAATAAGGAAATAAAAAATGGATTTTAAATACAACGATTTTACCGGCAGTTTTAATAAACCTTTCGGGCATAACTTCCTGATTCAGGAGCTGGGACTCTTCAAAGAAAAGCATTCAGATACACCGAAAATTGAAACGGATGACCTCCGCGAAGGTGCAATTGCTGTAGCTGAATCTGTAAACCGTTATGGGACGGAATTAATTGCGACGGAGCGTCCGCTGAGCCGTTCACGTCTGCTGGAAATTCCCCACTGGGCACTGTCTGGCGAGGTCGATACAAGTTCATGGCAGGGTATTCGCCGTCCAGGGACTCAGCGCCAACAAACAATGGATGAATTAGTCAGTGATGAGGCCATCCGCCAATATCTGAAATTCCGAACCATTAAAGAAGATGTTTTGGCAACTTGTTTGTTTAAGGGCATTGTCAACGCACCGTACACCCAGCAGAAAGTTATCGACATGGAAGAAGAGTTCGGCAGCGGCTTCTCAAGCGCGGTTATCAGCGTAAATCTGCCGAGTGCTATTCTTGAAACACTGGATACTGCCGCTACAGACCTTCGCGTTAGCCTGGGTGGTTGGGTTAAAGCACTTTCAGGAATGTTGGTTCTGTGCTCCCCCGAGTTCTACAAAAAGGTTAAATACTCAGAAGAGATCAGGGTCCTCGTACAACAGGGTGTGCTCCCCGATTCTACACTATTCAACGCATCTGTACGGGCTAATCTGCCAGCGTATCAGGCGTTTGAACTAGACGGCCTGACCTTTGTTAACGCTGTGGGTTATGAGAAATATATCTCCGCAGGCGAGGCATTCATGGTGCCCGTATTCGCTGACAATATCGTGCAGAGTGACCACAGCCCGCGCGAAGTTATATCCGGGCCGGCATCGCGTAATGCCCGAATCGCTGCGAGTGGTGTCCAGTCTCCATTCTATGCATGGTCCCTAGAGGATCGTCTGGGTAATCGAACCGTCCAAGCAGAATTTGGAGTACTCCCTTTGCAATATGACCTGTCGATGACAAAAGTGTTGAGCTTCGACGTGTAAGCGGATTTAGGAGCGGCGATTGCCGCTCCCCGTATCCTTTGGAGAGGTAAAAAACCATGAGGTTAAATCTATTAGGTGTGGGTAATGCGCCTTTGCTGAGTGTGACCGTCAAGACTCTTAGTGACGCGGGCATCATTAATATCAGTCAGCTATGTCGGACGCTGCGAGTAAAGCGGAGTACCTTCCTGTCGAAGGTCGCCAGTGTAGGGATCGAAAAGGCGATTCTGCATTACGTCACAAAATTGAAAGAAGCAAGCTAACCGGACGGGTAAAACCGCCCGGTTTTTTTATTAAGATTTTAACCAGTTTAATGCATGTGGTTTACAACATGTTTTCATCCTACTTTCAAATGGTTAACTACGATAAGTGTAAGCAAATAAACTTTGACGAAAACGTTTGCGAGGATTACTGTAGTTAAATCCTAAGAAAGGGAGGTGTCTATGGAACTGCCGAACGCTCAGTCAGTAAATGATTTCGATTTCCTTGCACGAAGCTTTGCCCGCATGGAGAGTGAGGGGTTGCCTGTTGATCTAACCGCGATCACCGGGAACATGCCAGAGGAGTTAAGAAAGTGGTTTTGCCGTCGATATGTACAATATTGTAAGCACGAAATAAAAAACGAAAATGAAGTGACTTTCTGAATTGTAAGAATGCTGCATAACCGGACGGGAAACCGCCCGGTTTTTTATGCCAGTGGATCTTTCAACCCAGAAACAAATCACCAAATTGAATAAAGAGCGCGGCAGCTACAATCACAACAATAATCACTATGCACCACCCTAAGCCGGCTCGATCTTTCTCGGTCTCTTGATTTTTTTCATTTTTTCCCCGCTACCCCTAAAACACTGTATCCCTCGATCTATTTATAAATACAAACATCATCCGATGAATAACGTGTTTTTATAACAAGTTTTAACGATTAGGGCCATCGGCGGCTACGATTTTATAACTCATAACTCATAACTCATAACTCATAACTCATAACTCATAACTCACCAACTCGACATACCTTGATAGCTCCACTGGTGATGCAGCATTTTTTGAGTACGTTTTAAAGGTCTCTGTCTTCCCGCGCTCATGACCCATCAACAAGGCGATCCTGTCCTCTGCTACCTGGTTCCGATCAAGCTGCTGGGCCACTTCATGCCGCAGGCTATGAAACACCTTACGCTCCGTTCCAACCTCTCCCAATGCCTGCCGTTTAGCCCTCGTGAAACGCTGTGTATGCCACGTAGAGCGCTTGCCGTCTGCACGCTCAATGATTGACGCACGGTAGAAAAGAAAGCCGTTATGGGGCTTGTGGAGAAGGGACTCCACCAGATCGATAATGCGGCTATGAACCGGGATGATACGGGCCGCTGATTTGGTTTTCCCCTCTGTCACTTCGAAGCAAAGTACACCCTCAATCTCGCGAATGTTCCCAACACACAAAGAACAGATCTCATTCAATCTCATGCCGCTGTACATCCCGATCAGCGTCACCGCCTGCATCTCTTCATCACCATCCATTGCAGCGAAGACCTTCGCCAACTCAGCATGGGTGAAAACTTCGTAGCTTATCTTGCTGCTTTTAGCTTCCAGACCATGACCACGCCAGGGGTTATCCTGTGGTGCGTCGTGATATCGGTTACGGGCCAAATCCCAGATTTGAGCCAGGGCGCTGATATAGTTTTGAATCGTCTGGGGCGCTCTGTCGCTTTTCAGCTTATCCAGCCAGCCAGTAACTATGGTTCGGTTGATATCTTTCAACGGAATATCGCGCTTTCGAAGATGGGACAATAAGACCTCGACGGCTTTATTCGTCTTTGACAGGGTGGTCAGTTTACGTTTCTCACTGAATTGCAGAATGTACTGATCCCGCATCGCCAGAAGAGAAGGGCAAGCCTGCACTTGAGCGGGGAAGTTCAATTGTGTGGGCGGTGTGTCCTTTGCTTGTTTGCCAATACCTCGAAGTTCATCAAGGATCTGCTCAACCCGTGAACCTGAACGTACAGGTTTAAGCTGATCGCGCAGCTTGTACCATTCCAATGCGATGGCATCCCGGAATAGACGTGCCTGACGAATGTCGCGAGTCGCTGTTGACCTCATGAAGTATGTTTTATTGCCTAAGTGTGCCGCCATGTATGCCGGAACAGCTATGCGTATCATGTACACACCACACGGATCGAGAATCAGATAACGATCGCGTTTGTCCTTCGGTTTTACCCTCTTGTGATCCATGTAAACCCCTGCTATTTTGCTGGGGCAATCTGTTGGCGAAATTGGCTGTACGAACCGTAGGTGCGTAACAAGTTAGTGATGATAATCAATGACTTGTTAGACGCAGTTGATTCAAAATCAACCGTAGAAATACGTGCCGGTTCGAGTCCGGCCTTCGGCACCAAAATTACATAAATAGACGTCAATCGACGTCTTTTTTTATGTCCTAAATCCGCGCCACACAAGGCTTTACCCGCTTTTTCCCTCAACTGAAGTCAACCTAACTCAACCCACATCAACAAGCTTGTGAGTATACTAATGAGTATATTTGTCGATTCGATATTGCTTGTATACTCACGCTATACCAATGGAAGGAGGACCATTATGGCCCTAACGGATACTAAAGTTCGTTCTGCGAAACCTGAGGAGAAAGAGTATTCACTTGTTGACGGCGACGGCATGTCCTTACTTGTAAAACCTAACGGCTCAAAGTATTGGCGATTTCGTTTCCGTTTTGGCGGTAAACAGCATTTGATGGCATTCGGTGTCTATCCTGAAATTTCACTGGCGGATGCCAGGAAGAAAAGGGAAGAGGCCAGAAGGTTGGTAGCTGCTGGTATCGATCCTCGTGAGCATAAACGTGCTGTGAAAGAAGAGCAGGCGAAAGAGATTATTACTTTCGAGAAGGTTGCCAGAGAGTGGCTTGCGACTAACCAAAAATGGTCGGAAGATCACGCTAATCGCGTAAAAAAGAGCCTGGAGGACAATATCTCCCCGGCAATTGGTACTCGCAATATTGCTGAATTGGGCACTCGTGACTTACTGGCACCCATTAAAGCGGTGGAACTGTCTGGACGTCTTGAGGTGGCTTCTCGTCTCCAGCAGCGTACCACGGCCATCATGCGTTATGCAGTGCAAAGCGGGCTGATTGATTACAACCCAGCGCAGGAGATGGCTGGAGCCGTCGCCTCTGGCAATCGACAACATCGCCCGGCGCTGGAATTAAAGCGTATCCCTGAGTTACTTGAGAAAATAGACGGCTATACCGGCAGGCCGCTAACCCGCTGGGCAACTGAGCTCACTCTGCTTATCTTTATTCGCTCCAGTGAGCTGCGTTTTGCTCGCTGGTCAGAGATCGATTTTGAAACGTCAATGTGGACCATCCCGCCTGAGCGAGAGCCTATTCCCGGCGTGAAACATTCCCAGCGAGGATCAAAGATGCGTACACCTCATCTGGTGCCGCTTTCAAAGCAGGCGCTGGCGATTCTGAAGCAGATAAAACAGTTCTGCGGTGAACATGAACTCATTTTTATTGGAGACCACGATCCGCGTAAGCCCATGAGTGAGAACACGGTAAACAGTGCGCTACGGGTGATGGGCTATGACACTAAAGTTGAGGTTTGCGGCCACGGCTTCCGCACAATGGCCTGTAGTTCGTTAATTGAGTCAGGGCTATGGTCGAAGGATGCGGTGGAGCGCCAGATGAGCCATATGGAACGTAACTCGGTACGCGCAGCATATATCCATAAAGCGGAACATCTGGATGAACGCAAGTTGATGCTGCAATGGTGGGCGGACTTTCTGGATTCGAACCGGGAGAAAAGTATCAGCCCGTTTGATTTTGCTAAAATTAATAACCCCATGCTGACAAGATGACACGTGCTACTGTTGGCTCTATTACCCCTTAGATTGAACATGAGTTATTTCATAAAAAGGCATCCGTTCATTAACGTTCGGGTGCCTTTTTGCTTTTAACAACCGTAAATTAGGAGAATAACAAATGACTACGATATGCCCGCAATGTGGTTCTGACCGTGTAAGTGAGCGAAATATTGGTAGGAAGGCAGGAGGTATCGCTGGAGGCGTGGCAGGAGCACTTAGTGGTGCAGGTACGGGGGCGGCAATAGGTTCTGTTGTTCCGGTGGTGGGAACAGCTACAGGGGCTGTCATTGGCGCAATACTGGGAAGATTTGTCGCCGGTGCGACGGCTGGAGCGGTAACAGGAGCATCGCTTGATGGCGTCCTGTTCGATCAGTATGAATGTCGTGACTGTGAACACACTTTTGACTAATTAGGTTTGGTTTTCCTTCTATCTATTCACCCAACAACTCAGTAAATCCCCATTAATTTTCTCAATTACTTTTTCTTATTGATCTGCGCGACCGATCGGTATTGAGTATTTTAATAGTTATCAGCTATCATTTTTTTATTATTGATCGTTTTTATCGATAGGTAAAACAGATCAGTTTATCTATTTCGATCGGTATTAACAATTTTACACCTCATTACCTTCCTGAAAAGATCACATCAACCTGCCTTTAATCAGGTTATTACCGGTGGTGGGTCAGGAAAAGCTATTCAGTGATTAGTCGCTGGTAGCTGGCAAGGAGAGGAAACCGATGGGATATAGATCAAGAGTTGTTTTCAGTTGTGGTGAAAACCACCAAAACAACTGTTATCAGCAGATTAATAAAATTAGGAGTCAAAGACTCCTGTTCATATTTTTGAATATCAGGCGTTTTTATCATTAAAGGAGTTATATGAAAAAATTACTCGGCGGTGCCATGCTGTTAGCCGCAGGTATGTTCTCAATATCTGTTTATGCCAATCCTGATAATTCCTGCGACGGTGAACAAACCATCTTTGATGCTTATACCGCCAAGGGTGGCAAGCACGTGGGTGTGTGTTACGTGTACGGTAATATTCGTTATGTGTATGGGAAGGATGATAATCCTGAAATTTTAATTAATGTTCCACGTGAAAAGGTTGAGTTCACTATATCTGGAAATGGTGATCAAAGTGTCACTATTCCCAATGGTGAGTATCGATATGAGATAGGTGAATATTTACGTGGTGGTCCATTTATACAGGTATGGAAAGGGAGTAAGTTTATTACCGAGATCAAGTTAAATGGCGCTAACTTTGAAAATAATATCGAGCAATATATTAATAATTAATACCGTTAAAGGTAAGGGGTATTATCGTGAAAGGACTATTTTCAATTCGTAACTTTTTTTTAATTTCTGGTCTTTTATTCTCAAGTTTTCAGGTGGTTGCATCAGATTCCCCTATAAAAGTTGATGCAAATGGAGAACAACTCAGAGCGGGCACGGTCTCTTTTCCTGTATGGCGCTATACCATTACCAGTGTTGATAATGAAGTCACAATAAAGTCTCTCGTGCTTAACCGTGGCAACTGCGTTATCTCTACAGCGGACAGAGGCGAAAACGTAAATAAAAGACTTGGATTCGGTCAGTCTTATACATTTACCAGTCCGACTAATAAATCATTTTCTCAGTGCAGACCACTTGAATTAGTCGTCATTACAAATAAAGGCTCATTCACCTTTTCCTGGTGATAACTTACTAAATATGGAGATGGACATATGGAAAATATTAATACGTTAAAAGCTAAAATCGATACAAAGGTAACGAAGTTTGTATTGCTGTCTGTTGTAACTGGTGGCATTTACCCCATGATGTGGTTATATCTGAACCAGCCAAAGTTAACAGAGCACATGAAGAATGAGTTTGTTGCCAGGGATTATCCCCTTTGGCTGGCTATTGTTACTGGATTTGGATGGCTATTGACTGATATAAGTTATTCTGTAAGTGAAAGTGAAACGGTGTTGGATCATATTGCCACACTGCTTTCTGTTGCTTCAACTGTAATGATTATCGTCTGGGCTTTTAAAGCTAAAACAGCTTTACAGGCTTATGCTTTAAATGAATTTAAATTCGAATTAAAGATGAATCTATTCTATACATTTATTTTTAGCATATACTATATTGTTTATTGCATCAACGATATGGAATCAGAGTTGCAGAAACACAACATTATTTATAGTAAACAAATTTCCTGATTGAATGATTGTAAATAAAAGTACTCGCCAGTAATGGCGAGTATCCAACCTCTAGTTATTTTTTTTTGAATTGATTAGGAATATTCTCAAGCGTAGCTAAAGAAATAATATCATCTTAGGTAATTACAAGTAATTACTTACTCTAAGGACTATAGCTTTTCCTTTAGTTTTGTTTACAGCTAATTCTGAATTTTTATCTATTCTCATTTTTTAGTACCTTCGTGTTTATGTTCTCAATGAACATATGACATTCTTCGCTCATTCTCTTGTTAAATTCAGGGTCAGAGTTATTAGGGATTTTCAAGAAAAGCAAATAAAAAGGAATATCTTTTCCCTGCTGATGAATCTCATCAGAAATCACCCCATGCGTTTTATCCATATTAAGTGCATTCCACCTGTTTTCAGATATTGGATAAATAAAGCCGCATCCTTTTATAAGGCCTCCATTCCCATACTGCCCTATGTAAGTATGTAGTTGAAAAATATCTTCACGTTTAACCCCAAACTGCGGATCAAAGGTTTTATACTTCACATCAAAAACGTACATGCCACCATCATTCTCAAAAACTAGGTCGGGTTCAATTTTGCGTACATAGCTTCCGAAAGCTCCGGTCGGAATTTCATAATTTCGATCGAATTTACTTAGCATCCTTATCCCACTTCGTTTTAGGAGTTTTCGGATGAAATATTCGAAAAGCATCGATATATCAAAAAAGAAAGCACTTGATTCTTGTTGGTATCCAAAATCAGAACCTTCCTGATTGATGATTTTCTTAGATAAATCTATCAGTATGTTATAGTCGTTATAAAATGGGTTAGTAAAATATGGAGTTCTCAAGATCTCCTGACGAGACCTTCTCACCCCCAGATTAGCAGTGATGAAAGCATTGTAGATATTCCTCGTATGCTTACAGAATGATTGATGTTCAATCGTCTCATAGGCTTTGATGAACAACGAAGTTGCAGGACTGTCGTAACTGTGTTCGCGGTAGGTACATAAATATTTTCCTGAGGTATTATTTCTGAAGTAGTCAATTGTATCGATTGTCCCACGTATCCGTGAATTTCGTTCTTTTTTCGTAATATAGGTTTTAGGGATACCCAGTCGGTAAGCCTTCTTCAACTTGATGTTCCAAAGATATGCCAGGAGCCACTCATATCCTTCAGTGTGATTTTCGCCACCAATATTTTCCATCTCCAGAAAACCGTCAGCGTCCGCTATGATGTACCGAAGGAAGGCATTGCCAAAACGAGAACCAACTTTCAGGGAATATTCGCCACGTTTTACAAATCCAATAAGATTACCTGTGTTTAACGTAAAATTTCTGGAATCAGTACCATTTACAGTAATAAAACCATCATCGGTATTATGTTCATACTCTCGATCGTTGAAGAGGATGAGTGCATTTGCAAGATTATTATTAAGTTTATTTTCTACATCATGCGAAACTGAATTTAAAAAATACCAAATGGTAGACTCATCATTTTTAGTGTTAGTCCACTGGCCTTTTGTTTTAGTTTTAAGACTAATTGATTCCCCCAGAGATTTATTAGTAAATATTCCGTTATTTACAAAATAAGACCTGTTATCGACCAGTGTACCATCCTTTATAATATCGAATAGCCACATGGTTTAAATTCCAAATGCTTTTGCAAAAGAATCGATGAGTTCTGATTCATTGCTGCCACGAAGGTATTCTTGAAGTAAAGGTCGGATACAGTCATCCCAGATACGAGATCTCACTTCTGTAACTGTAAGGCTCCTGGCATACTTCAGATTCATTAAATAGGCATGTCCAATTTGGTAATCAGCCCCTAGTAAAGGCTCCTTCGTAATCTGGGTATTCAGTCGTTCGAGGTTATCTGCCAGAGGAGTCCAAGCTTTACAGAACTGGCTAAGATGGTATCTTAAAAGTCTGGTATCTGGCGTAACTTCTTCCCAACGAAATCTACGTCTGAGTGCAAAGTCAAAACTCTCAATACTACGATCAATCGTATTCATCGTACCTATCAGGTAGATATTTGTTGGAATAAAAAATTGGTAACCTTGTGCGGTATGAAGCATGCCTGTTTGTTGGTTATTTAGATTAGCATATTGGGTTTTGACGCTTCCTTTAATTCCTCGATACTCCAGGCAATACATAAGCTCACCAAAAACACGTGATAACTCGGCTCGGTTCACTTCATCTATTATAAAAAAGAACGGAGGCACTGCATCTGCTATCAGCTTCGAAAAGTCAGATATTTCGAAGATATATTCCCAATGATCACCTGATAATTTATTTTGATATGGACGGAGTTCACCGATCGTGATTGATTCCCAATCCCTGTTAAGGTCGAGGCGTTCAATATCTATTTCCCACTTTCCTGCATTCCGGCAAAATTCCTTAAAAACACCATTAATCAACGTCAGCTGTGCTTTACCATTGTTATCCAGAACTGGGCGCAAACCTTCCATGAAGTCTTCATAACTAAAAGAAGGGTGAAATTGAATCAACTCAATCTGACTTGAATGTGTGAGGCTGCTATTTGGCGCAAACTCTTCTTTCCAGATATCAAAAAGAAGCGATGTTTGTTGACGAGCCTGGTATGTCTTTCCCGTTCCAGGAGGCCCGTACTTAACGATCTGCTTTTTCAGACTGAATGGATTAGAGAGATTCTCGTACAGAACCCAGACAAATTGGCTGAGATAAAACTCATCAGTTTCATTATTGCGAAGTTCATCGTTGAACTCATTTTTTATAATTTTCATCAGGAATACATTTTTTGAAAACCAGTCCTGATTATTTTCTGCTGGGTATGCAGGAATTATCCCTTCGTGTGTAAGCCAGCTAAATACCTGATTGAACTTAGCGGAATCAACAGTTGTGGAAACTTCAAGCGTGCAGGCTGCCGCTACGCGATTGATAAGAACAGGATTATTAGACTTCCCATGTTCTGACCATGTGCACTCAAACTTTTTCAGTTCCTCTCTGTTGGGATTCAGGATGAATTGTTGTAATATAGCAATGAAGTCCTTGTTTTTAATAAAACCGTCGAAGTTTTCGTTGCTTAGAACCGACTGACCGCGAGAAGCAATTCCATTACTTCTTTCAAAGAGGAGTTGCTTTAGGAAAATCTCATCACTTGGAGATAATTCCTTTCCTGATTTTATACGTTCGCGAATTTGTCCGACCTGCTCATAAAACTCACGATAAGCATCATGCCAGCCTTTAAGTTCATGCTTATGGTTTTCAATCAAATGCTTGTATAAATTTTTTAGTCTGCTTTTCATTGTATCACTTGTATTTACTAGTTTGTTTTAGTGACAACCGGGTCCTGTTACCTGTTACCCTGGATTCGCGAGAACCTAAGATGTAATGATAACAGCGAAGATTATACAAATTTTCTTCAGCTTCAGAATCCACGAATTCTGTTGATTATGATATCCATTACACCACTTTTATAATCTTTGTATTGAGTTGGCTAATCTCTTTTCATTACCAAATCTGGTAGTGTAAAATCTTTGTTCGATACCGTACAGCAAATATTTTAACTCTTCTTCTGATGATACTTCGAATTTACTCTCAGTAGTGTCATATTTAAGTTTTTCAGCACAATAATCATTAATGTAATTCAGCATCTCACCTCTGTCTTCCACTGGCATCGCTGCAAGAGTATCCATAGCTAATGCAATTCTCTTTCGGTTTGGCTTTGATACCTTTTCTACATCATAGTCAGTTGAAAGTACAATGAAGGATTCACTTAAAAACGACTTAACTTCTTCTTCCGTGGCTTCTTTGTACAGAATATCGATACCTTTAAATATACTTGAAATTGTGGCGAGATTTCTGAATAACAATATATTTCTTTCCTTTAAGTATACAGCATCAGGTATATGGTTAACAATCAATCGTCCTTCATTTTCTTCTATTTCTGCTGATTCACCAAAAGCAATTGTTTTTCTCTTGATAAATAGGGATGGGGTTATTTTCTGAAAATAAAAGTCTTCATTCTGATGAGAGAATATGTATGAAATCTTCGTGAAATATTGTTTTGTTAGATCGTCGAAGTCCTTAGAATCAAATTCATCCTTAATGCATGATAAGCAGAATGATTGCTGACTAAAATTTTCAATTTTAAACCATGAATCTTCATCAAGATTATGGTCAGGGTTATATGGAATGAGGCTAAGAGTAGATAAGTCTAAAGCGTCAAACAAAGTGTAGTCTGATACCAATTTAAAAAAAGGTTTCTTACGAGGTCCTTTTACTTTCGCAAAAATGTTATTCATCATTTTTTCCTTTCGATAAAGGTATAGTTGTTTATTCTAAATGCAACGGGGATCTTGATTTCTTTGGGGGTTTTGTATTTATGACGACTAATTAAAAAAATGGATGCGCCGTTCTTGTTTTTAATGTTATAAAACTCATATCTAAACAGTAGAAATAAAGGGTTAAAGTATAATGCTTGAGACATAAAGGTAAAAATAAATAAAACGGCATAAACAAAAAACAAGGCAGACCAACTAGTTATACTTAAAGCCACAAAGAAATAACCAAGATAGCTTGGAAGGAATGAGTTGTTCGCATGCTCCACAGAAACTACTTCACCTTCTTTAAACTCATCCTTGCCCAGTCTGGAGCTTAAAAGCAAACTAATCCAAGTTAGTAATATGGGGATTAGCATGTAAAATACGTATGATGTCATTTGTGGTAATAAACTCAACCAATGACTGTGTTCAAACCTTTGGAAAAAGTAATAAAGGGTGTACTTTTTTTGTACAAAGAAAATTATAGCCAACAACGATGTTGCGTTAAATGTTAAAAGAACTCTAAAAAGGAAATTTATTATCATAATGTTTTCCTGTATCAAATACTGCTTGCAATTATTTTATAGTATATCAATTAATAATTTACTTTCCACCTACAATATTTCGCTCAACCGGGTAAATATATCAATAGCGAAGCCCCAATTGGAGCTTCGCTACCCTCAGAACCCACGCATTCCGTTGATAAAAGTATCAATCACACCACAAACCTTGTCATAGACACGTTTAAGGACGGTCTTCCTTTCAAGGATCCTTGGTGTCCATGTTAGAGCCTTGGCTACCTCGTCCTCGCGTGGGGTTATATCGGTAAACAGATAGTTATCCAATAAAGCTGCAACTTTGCTTTCATCCAGCTTTTCCTCAGCACATAGCGTTGCAACAGCTTTACGTTTCTCACGTTCAACGTAGGTTTCAAAGGTCTGGGTGATATCTTCATCATGCGAAACATGCAGTAGGTTTTCTTCGATGAAGTTATCAATCAGTTCGCGTTTGCTGCGCAGCGTGACGTCACTGTCAACGATATCCATGACCTTCTTCTTCTGCTCCTGCTGCGCTTCTGGTGGCATAGCCTGGATGCCAGCCAGTAGCCTCAGGATATAGCCGACATTAATTTCATCCCGATGAATCAGTGACACTTCAAAATCGACCTCATCCAGAATCGAGACTTTATCTTTGCCAGTGCGTTTTTTCACCTTGTCATAAATATCGAGATATTTACTGGTGTAATCGGCAAGAGTCTGATCCGATAAAGGCTTACTCACTTCATCAAAATCAGCAAAGCTCTCCAGGATATTCTTCAGTCGCATCATGTCACGGAAAGCCGTCACAAAAGCAAGCTGAGCTTTTTCATCAGGGAGGCTGTCCACGCTTTCCACTGTAGGTGTCAGGGTCAACAGGGTATCTACAGCAGCCTGATAGTCGCTCAGGTACTCCTCAAAAGGCTTAACCAGCACGACTGAAGATGCGTCTTTGTTCGAGAATAACGCTATGGCATCATCAGTGGCTTTCTTGAGGTTGCGGAAGCAGACGATGTTACCGTGGCTTTTCTTCTCATTAAGAATACGATTGGTACGGGAGAATGCCTGTATCAGTCCGTGGTAACGCAGGTTTTTATCAACGTAAAGCGTATTGAGAGTCGGGCTGTCAAATCCCGTGAGGAACATATTGACCACCAGCAGGATATCAATCCCTTTTTCTTTGGTTCGTTGTGCAATGTTCTTGTAATAATTGTAAAAGCTTTGCGAATCATTAGCTGAATAGCTGGTGCCATACAGCGTATTATAATCCTTGATGAAGCTGTCCAGATGATCCCGGCTGGAGATATCTATTTTCCCGCCTTGAGGCAGGCTGATGTCTTCTTCATCCAGTAAGCCGTTAACCGTTTCCTTATCGCTTTTGTCTGCTTCGTTGGCTGCATAAGTAAAGATTGTTGCGATACGCAACGGCTTGTAACCCGGATCGGCCTGCTGAAGCTCTGCTTGTTTATCTTTAAAGAGTTTGTAGTACTTAATCAGCATGTCCACCGAGCCCACGCAGAACATTGCGGTAAACTCACGGTTTCTGGTCTTTGCACTGTGGTGGGCCAGGATGTAGTCGGTTATCTTGCCCAGCCGGATATCGCTTTCCATGACCTCTCTGGTGTCGATATCTTCCACATCGATATCGATCTCATTACTGGTTTCCTTACGGCGATAGGTTCCTACATACTCCACGGCAAAGCGCAATACGTTCTCATCACGGATGGCATCGACAATGACATACTTGTGGAGGCATTTATCAAACAGCATTTCAGTGGTCTGTTTGATGCCGTTGGTGATGTTGACGTTGTCGGCAAAGATAGGTGTACCGGTGAAACCAAACAGTTGCGCATTTTCAAAGAAACTTACGATAGCCTTGTGAGTGTCACCGAACTGGCTGCGGTGGCATTCGTCGAAGATAAAGACAATCCGCTCTTTTCGCAGGTGCTCCAGCTGTGCCTTATATCCTTCATGGGTAATGGCATTGTTCAGTTTCTGAATGGTGGTCAGTATCAGTTTACTGTTGTTAGCCTTAAGTTGCTTAATTAGCGTACTGGTATTGTTAGTGGTATCTACGCTGTCTTTAGCGAAGCTGTTGAACTCTTTGGCTGTCTGATAATCCAGATCGCGACGATCGACGACGAAAATAACCCGATCAACTTCGGGCATCGACATGATCACCTGGCTTGCCTTAAAGCTGGTCAACGTTTTACCGCTACCTGTGGTATGCCAGATATAGCCATTACGGGGCTTGCCCTGTAGATGGAGACTGTCCTTAACGTGGCGGATCATCGCTTCACAAGCGTAGTATTGATAGGGTCGCATGACCATCAGGCACTTACGGGTTTCGTTCAGCACCGTGTAGTGAGTGATCATTTTTGCAATGTGACAAACTTTCAAGAAGGCTTCGGTAAACTTCTCCAGCGACTTAATGGGTTCATTTTTCTCGTCTGTCCAGAAGAAGGTCTGCTCGAAATGGTTAGCCCGGTTATTGGCGTAATACTTGGTATCAACACCATTACTGATAATAAACAGCTGAACATACTGGAACAGACCACTACCAACCCAGAATGCATCCCGGTGGTAGCGGTCAATCTGATTAAAGGCTTCTTTCAGGCCCAGTCCACGGCGCTTAAGCTCAATCTGTACCAGTGGCAGGCCATTAATCAACAGCGTAACGTCAAAGCGCGTTTTGCGTGTGTTTTGTTCGGCGTTGTACTGCTTAACCTGACGAGTGACCTGAAATTCGTTCTGGCACCATTCATCTTTATTGATAAAGCTGAGCCATTTCTCCGTACCGTCATCACGCAGCAACTGGTAGCGATCGCGCAAGATCCTAGCGCGATCGATCACTTCATTGCCTTTGGTCATATGCAGAAAAATACGGTTAAATTCGCTGTTGGTAAGTGGGGCGGCCTCCAGCCGATTATGAATTTCAATCTGCTTGCGCAGGTTGGCTTTCATACTGGCTTCGTCGGTGACATTGACCAGTTCGTAATGCATCCCCACCAGCTGGTTAACCAGCTGCGTTTCTAACTCGTATTCGCTTTGCGTTGCCATTGGTATCTAGTGCCTTTTGTTGTTGAACCGGTCTGAAGTTGGCCGTATCTGATGATTTCTATACAAGCATTTGCTGGAGCAGACCCTGCTTCCAAGTTTTTAACTTATCCAATTCTGTTTTTTTTGCGGCAATTTTGTCGTCAAAAGCGGATATGAGATTAGCAATCTTAGTTTGCTCAGCTATATTTGGAATCATAAGCTTCAATGTTTCTAGCTTAGAGTAATACATATATGTTCGAGAACCACCTTGTTTCTGTTGGATAGCATAATCCCTAAACTCTTTTCCTTCATTAAGTTTTAACTGTAAAAAGTATGCATTTAATTTTGTAGTAAATACTGGATATAAGGTACTTACAATACCCTTATCGCATAACGTGTTAATGTTAAATTTAAAAACAAGATCATCACTCATATGTCTATAAGTAAAATAACCTTTAGGGACAACGTTATATCCTATATTGTTTTTACTCGCGATATCTTCACCATTGAAATAGTCCTTCTGAAAATAAATACCTTCTCGTGAGGAAGTCAATACAGGATATTGGTTGTTTTCAGTGCTTTTTTCATTATGCTTAATTAAGTAATCACCAAGCCTAACTAAATGCCACTCAGGAAACTCTTTTCCATTTTCATCCTTAAACCGTAATTTCTTACTAAAAATATTCTGGACTATACTTTTTTTGTACTGGCAAAGCTGTTTATGTTGCTTATCTAGCAACATAATTTTATCGTCAATATAAGACAAGAAATCAGCAACTTTAGCTGTTTCATTAAAATCAGAAGGAAATGAGAATGAGTACCTTTTTAAATTCCCGCCATTAATAGAGTTTATAGTTGCGCCTAAGTCAGAGTAGACTTGGCTATAGAATTTTTTTGTTTGTAATAATTGTGCAACGTAACCATTTAATGGCCCACGAAACACAGTCATGAAAGCACCGTGAGTAGTTTCTTGATCAATTTCTTTAATTAATGTGTTTTTTCCAATTAATGATCTTGAACCATTTCTTACGCAGATCAGAATATCATTTTTTCTGGTTTTTTTTTCATCATCTACAATTAGGTCTACGTAAACGCAATCTTCAAAACAAAGTCTACCACTCTGAATATTTGATGATCTCAAGACTAACAAACCAGAGTTTCTAATATTTTCAGGGGAATAGGTTAATCCACTGATAATCTCGCCCACTTCCCCAAGTGTCTTAGTACACCAAGGAGAATGGAATTGGCTGAACCTTAGTTTCGGAACCATCACTTACTCCCTCCAGCCTGCGTAAAAGGTACATCGATCCCCAACTCTTTACAGAATCCAGCAATGACCTTATCGATTTCTGCTACTTTGCCTTCCAGCTTACGAAGCTCTTGCGCTACAGCATTGAGATCAATCTTTTCTTCCACTTCAAAGGTATCAACATAGCGAGGGATATTAAGGTTGTAATCGTTATCCTGGACCTCTTCAAGAGTGGCAATATGGCTGTACTTCTCTTGAGCTTTCCAGTCATTATAAGTATCGGCAATCTTGTCGATATGTTCCGGCAGCAGGCGATTCTGAGTTTTCACTTTCTCAAAGTCGTTGCTTGCGTCAATAAACAAAATACCGTCGTTGTGCTTGCGGCACTTACGCAGCACCAGCACACAGGTTGGGATACCGGTGCCATAGAAGATATTCGCAGGTAGCCCGATAACGGCGTCAATACAGTTCAACTTCTCAATCATGAACTTGCGGATGTGTCCTTCCGCCGCTCCACGGAACAGAACGCCATGGGGCAGTACCACAGCCATCGTGCCGTCATCTTCCAGGTGATAGAACATATGCTGCACAAATGCCATATCCGCTTTACTGGACGGCGCGAGCTTACCGTATTGCGCAAAACGGTCATCGTTCATAAACAGTGGGCTGGCGCTCCATTTGGCCGAGAACGGTGGGTTAGCGACAATCGCATCAAACTTCAGATGCGTATGCTGCGGATGTTCCAGCGTATCTTCCTGCATGATTTCAAAGTCAGCATAGTGAACACCATGCAAAATCATGTTCATACGGGCCAGGTTGTAGGTGGTGCGGTTCATTTCCTGACCGTAGATTTTACCTACGGAAGAGGCTTCACGTTTTACACGCAGCAACAGAGAGCCAGAGCCACAGGTCGGGTCATAGACGTTTTTAAGTTTGAGCTTATGTGTGGTAACAATTTTTGCCAGCAACGTAGAAACCGGCTGCGGTGTATAGAACTCGCCCGCTTTTTTACCTGCGCCGGATGCGAATTGCCCAATCAAATACTCGTAAGCATCGCCCAGAATGTCAGAACTGGCTTCACTGAGGTTAAAACTCAGTTTGTCGAGTTCGGTGATAACCTTACCAATCAACTCATTTTTAGCTTTGGCAGTATTCCCCAGTTTGCTGGAGCCTAAATCCAGGTCTTCAAACAGATTACTGAAGTCATCAGCGGAGTCAGTGCCCAGGGTGCTCTGCTCAATATTCCGCAGAGTGGTAGCCAGGTCTTCGAGGATAAAACCTTCTCCGACTCCTTTCTGGTCCTTCGCTACACGCTGAGCCATGGTGTGGAACAGGTCAGTTGGGGGCAGAAAGTAACCCAGCGTCTGAATGCTGTCGTCTTTTACCGCATCAATGATGTCCTGATAAGCCGGATGTTCAGCTGTCAGCTCGTTATACTTGATTCCGTCTTCTTTCAGGATATTGTTGGCATAGGTGACAAACTTCTCAGAAAGATACTTGTAAAAGATGAAACCAAGGCAATAGTCACGAAATTCATCGGCATTCATCTTACCACGTAGGGTATCTGCAATATTCCAAAGGCGGCTTTGCAGTTCACTTAAATTTTGCGCTTCAATCTGGGGTGACATACTTCTTCCTGTTGTTCTTGTAAGTCCCGGTTAAGGGATAATTACTGAATCATATCACTGAGCTGGCTCAGGATCTGTTGTTCGTTAAGGGCGGCCAGGCGTTCCTGGTAATGGCGTTTTTCAATGGTTGCCAGATAGAGCCCACCGATTGCCTTCTGCTTATTAAGAGGGGGCAGCATTGCAGTAAACTGACGTACCTCAGTAAGAGACAAACGCAAGACAAATGTTGACCCCTGCGTTGCCAGTGCCTGCTGGCGGCGGCTTTCCCTGCTTTCATTGAAGTGCCAGACAAACCACGCAGGAACAACCTTCCGGCTGTCAACTTCGACCCTGACATAGTTATTACTGAGCAGACGCCCGGCATGCTCAGGGCTGACGATAGCGGCCTTACCATGGATCAGGCTAATGACCACATCTCCCGTCCGGACTGACAGAACAGCCTGAGTGGGGCGTACAACCTGTTCTTTATCACCGTTCATGGTATTACCCGGTTGCCAGCAGTCACTCATAAACTGCTCGGTCGCGTAAAAACGACATGCTTTAGCCTCATCATTCTGTCTGATGCGACTGACATGGGCTCCGGGAGTAAATGAAGCAACGGTGGAATAGGGTACTGGCTCAGTTTTCATTGAATAAACTTAAATTACAATGTGTATGATGAGTGTATCGAACCACACGGTGATGTCAACTGAATTTAAATTTATTACGTTTAAGTCTAGTTTTCAGGCCAGATCGGAGGAGTCATACTGGAGAGTTGCATGCTACTTATTTAGTGAATTAATTGAAAATTTCACGTACTAAATTCCGATTATTTGCTTATTTTGATTGATTTATGCGATTTTTAATTACTTTATTACGTTTTAATGATATTTATTTATCTGAAATGATTAGAATGCAATAAGGTATTAAATTCGTATGGAGAGCTATCAGAATAAGATGAACTGGGGAGAGCCTCCTCTACCAAAAGGACCTGAGCACTTTGGTGAGCGCCTGAAAACTGTTATCGGGAAACAGTCTGTCGCCTCTTTTGCCAGGGATTGCGGGGTTTCCGAAGCCTCCATGAGGAAATACCTTAAAACCGATACCGTGCCGGGTATCGACAGTGTGGCTATGATTGCTGCCTGCACGGGGCGTTCTCTGACCTGGCTCATTACTGGTGAAGGCGACCCCTTTACGGACAACGCTAAGCAGAAACGCTTTTCAGAAGAAGAAATTAAAAAGTGGTGGACTCTAATTTTTGACGCTCTGGATATGGAAGATAAATCCAGTGTTATCATGGCTTTTCAGCAAGGCGGCCTGAATGCGGTGTTCAGCCCTGAGATTATGACTGGCAAAAGGAAGGGATAACGGTATGAGTCACAAGAAAGAACACACCGTCATGGTCTACAAGGTGCTCCAGGAGCTTGCCAGGCAGCAGGGCCAGACTGTCGAGGCTGTTCTGGAACAATTATTCTGCCGGGCCAGCATCGTCAATACGGGGCTGCTGAATGAGTCTTTTCGTGAAGCCTTTCAGCAGCATTATCCCGGCAAGCCATTCAACCACGTTACCTGGTGTCCTTTCTGCCAGTGTTTCGACCTTATGCAGCGCTCCGACCCAATGGTACAGGGTGAGGCTTGCTGGACATTCAGTTCTACACAGTTTTGATAACGGATACTCCTTCCCTCTTTTTAATAAATAATCAATTAAAACAATAAATTAAGCTCATTCCTGTCGTCAGTGAAATACGCTGTAAACGCTTTTCACGCTCAGGGCAGGGAAACGTAAGGGTTAATCCGGTTAACGCAGTCAGGATGGGGTAAAGGCTGTCTGGTGATGATGATTTATGCGGGTGACTGTATGGTCGCTGATTTCTGATGCATTTTCTTTCTGATTATAATTCCAGCACCAGTCGCCATGGCTGATACTGTATATCCCCGTTTTGCATGTCTTACAATGTTTCTCCCCCTGATAGTGAGTATTGCACCAGACACAGAACCAGCGAGTGACCGAGCTGATGGTATCCATGCTGTCAACCAGTGCGCATAATCGTTGAAGAAAAGCCTGTCCCATTCAGTTTGCACGTCCCGATCAGACTGTACAGCAGCGCTCCCCGCTCACCACCGTGGTCTGAGCCGAAGAACAGGAAGTTTTTACGCCCCAGACTGACCGTCCGCAGCGCATTTTCAGCGATGTTGTTATCTGCTTCAGCCCAGCCATCGTCTGCGTAGTACGTCAACGCTTGCCACTGGTTCAGTACACAGGTGAACGCTTTTGCCAGCTCTGAGTGTCGCGACAGGTTTTTCACTTTTTCACACAGCCAGTTTTCCAGTGATTTAAGAAGCGCTTTCGTTTTCAACTGGCGTTCGGCAAGCCGCCGTTCTGCTAGCATTTCCCTGATATCCGCTTCGATGGCATACAACTCGCCGATCCGTTTCAGCGCTTCCTCTGTCAGCGCTGACGGGGTGCGAACGTGCACATCGTGGATCTTGCGGCGCGCGTGAGCCCAGCAGGCAGCTTCCGTCACCCGACCTGTAAGGGTATCGCTTTCTTTCTGCAACCGGTTAAGGTCGGCTCCCATCTGCGCGATACGGCGGGAGACTTTTTCGGAACGGCTGCCGAAGTTCATCCGGCGAAGCTTATCCAGTTGCGCCTGCAGGTGGTCTATTTCGCGTTCCCGGTTGCTCAGTTTTTCCTGCAGGGCGTGGATCAACGCTTCCTGTTCAGCCAGGCGCTATTTCAGCAGAAGGATGTCGTCAGAAGAGGTGTCGTTCATAAGCCCGCATTTTACCAGGCTTATTCTGCGACAACCAAGATAAAGAGTTTTACAACATGGTCAGGGATGTCAGCAACCGCTTAGGCTGTCTCCAGTCGATACCCTTCATCGGACTGGTCTGGCGGAGAGCCGTGCCAACCCCGTACATACGCGATCCGCACAAGGATGAGAAAATGGCCGTGATCCGCAAAGCGCTGAATGAATGTAGCGCTGAATCCCCCGTGTTTTAAGAAGATGGAGTTGATACTCATCTTGACCCTAAAATTGGCGCTGACTGCTAGGTTTGTGGGCAGTAGAAACGGGTCGCCACACCTGGACAGAACGAAAAGTACTATCTTGCAGGTGCCCTACACAGCGGGACCAGGAAAAGTCAGCTATGTAGGAGACAGCAGTAATGCGTTATCTTTATCTATCAGCCGGTTGACCCGCCGTGGGTAAATCACGTCGAGCGGCTATGGCAGGCGCTGCACGATACGATAACCCGTAATCATCGGTGCTGTTCAATGTGGTAGTTGCTGAAAAAAGTACGCCACTTTATGGAAACTGCAAGTCCGTTTCCCGGGAGGAGGCATGGTCTGGCAAAAGTGTAGCTGTATTAGGCGCAGCTATTTAGTGAACACAGATTTTGGTGATCTCTTGTAGTGTTAAGTACTAATAAACCCAACCTTAATAAAATAAGAAAAAGATTAAGCGCAATTTATTGAAATTAATATCTTTTTGGTGTTTTTCTCATTGAAAATTTTCCAGCCACCCTTACTTACCCTTTTAGGCTGGCTGCGGGAAAGCTTATTGAAACGCATTACGTATTAATTCAAAGCTAACTTTTTAGATGTTGAGGATTTATGAAAAAGGGTATTGAGGTCGATTTTTTACCTGTTGGAAAAGGTGAACACAGTGGAGATGCAATTATTGTTCGCTGGACGGAAAATGAACAGTCTAAGGTCATGGTTTATGATGGCGGCACGAAAGACTACGGCGAAGCTATCGTGAACCACGTCCGTAAGTATTATGGAGTGGATTTCATAGATTATGTTGTCAACTCACACCCGGATAATGACCATGCGGGCGGGTTGACGTATGTCATTAAAAATATAGACGTCGGTGAGTTATGGATGCACCGTCCGTGGGAGTATAGTGACGTTATACGCGATTTTTTTCATGATGGCCGTATGACCGACAACAGTTTAGCCGAACGATTAAAGCAAAAAATGGCAGCTGCATATGCGCTTGAGCAGGCAGCGATTGAAAAAGGCATTCCAATTTATGAGCCTTTCGCTGATTCCACGATTGGCATATTCACCGTTATTTCTCCTTTAAGGGCTCGGTATATATATGATTTAATACCTAACTTTTCAAAATCACCCGAATCTAAAAAACCAGCCTTATCTCAGGAAGGTATAGCGGAGTCACTAGGTCATGTTATTCAGGAAGCTGTTTCAGCTTTAGCTGATACTTGGAACACCGAATATTTACCTGAGACGGTTGAAACATCAGCAGAGAATGAAAGCAGTGCCATTTTGTTTTCCAGGTTCAATGATAATGGCTATCTGTTCACTGGAGATGCGGGTATAGAATCGCTTCGAGAAGCGGCAGTTTATGCTGCAGCGTTAGGAATCGATCTCCCCAAAGAAGTGAATTTTGTCCAAATCCCACACCACGGAGGGCGTCATAACGTCTCAACAGAGACACTTAATCTCATTGTTGGTGGCCCGCTGGCTAACGGAACTAAACCTTTTCGTACTGCATTTGTTTCAGCCAGTCGTACGGCACCAATGCATCCCAAAAAGGTGGTTACTAACGCATTCATTCGCCGTGGTTTTAAAGTGGTCCAGACAAAAGGAAAGCAGATTCATCATCGCTATAATCTGGCGCGTCGTGAGGGATGGGTTTCTGCCACGCTGGTTCCCTTCTACGAGGAGACTGACTAATAATGGTTAATCTAGGATCGTTCCCCTTCATGAAACTCATAGGTCAGGTCACTGACCCCTATGAACGCCAGGCACGTCTTTATAGGCAACATCAGTTATGGCTTCAGGCGAAATTGATATGGTCTAAAGACGATTGGGGTAACTTTATGCTTTATTCGCATCATCTGGGTTTTTATTAGACATGGTATAGGCAGTGTCGTCGCGAGGCTGCATTTAGGCAGTGGCTGAGAATTCCTTCTCCTTCCCAAAGAGTGGATTACTACCGGTATATCTCTGCTGATGTTGTTTATCTGGATGTTGGTTTTTTACCCAAATCTCTGTGAGAGAAAACGGATTTTCATATGCAGAGAAACTCATACCTGCTTGCGAAATGTTACCTGAAACAACCAACCCAAAGCCACGAGCCTAAAAAAGAAAGCACAGCTGAAACCGAGATAATATGATATGGAGTTGTTATTAATTCTGATTTGATGAAGCACTTTAGCATTCCGCAATGTGCGAATCGTATAAAACTTTAGGTGTTCAAATTATAGCCCTACCTCAGGGTTGATGACCGTTAACAGGGAAATCTTACCATCAGTGGGCTAACTCCACACGCAATCACGGTCTCAGACTTACATCACTATTTTACAATGATATTTAGGCCACTCTCG